GATCAGCAGCTTCGGTCCCTGAAAGACCGCTGTGAATCGCGGAAAGATCGGACCCGTGACAGCGCCCGATGCGATGCTCGTGCCACCGCGAAACTGCTGGAACTTCGAGATTGCGTTTGACGCCATCAGTTCAACTCCGCGGCCCATACTGAATTCCACACCTCGACCGGTTCTAAGCCAGCATCCGGATTCGGGGCGAGACGCTTCACGCCTGAGATTTCTAAAAACGGACTCGCGATTTCATCAAACATCTCCACCGACAAATGGGCTAAGCCCGTCACCGGTTCTCCCGTTCCCTCCAGCGCTTCCATGTCCGCAATGATGCCGCCGATCTTGTTGTCAACGAACGTGATCGCTTCATCGAACTCATTCTGCGCGACCAGGTACTCGGGAACGATCAACTCGAAAGCAATCTCCACAATCGTTTGCGGGCGAAAACAGTTCCGCTCGCCAACCTTGATTCGCCTCCGCTGACGGGGCGAGACGATGCAGCGGGGCAAAGGATGAATGTCATCCACCGCTGCATACAAGTGAATCCTCTCTTTAGCCTCAGCGGCTGTCAGGACGGGGACAAGACCCTGGAACGTGCTGCTTGCCGCCACAAGTTCACGCATCATGGTCAGGTCTTGGAATATCCCCGTCGCGGCAACCGGCATTTACATGCTCCTTGGTGTCTGTGTCCACTCCCGTGTTGTGCGAGCACAAAGAACGTCCATCATGTCAGCGTCTCGACCGGTCACCCGCATCACCGTCCAGTATTTGCCGTCCCACTTGATCACGTCTGGCCGGCGGGACTGATGATCCGCAATCGCAATCGATGACTTGATGCTGAAAATAATGCTCTCGCGCTGCACGTTTCCTTCCGGACGGTACGGATAGATTCCGTCGCCCTGGACCTCGCGAGATCCCTCCAGGTGCGCCTCGTCGACGTTACCCGTCAGGGACACCGGCGTGCAGTTAGGATCACCTCCTTTGTACAGCGTCAGCGCATGACCGTGCTCGTCCGTGTCTAAGAACACGTCGTCCACGTCGTCTGACATTACCGATTTCAAGGTCGCCATGATTCAACCTAAAAACATGGGGCGAGAGGACGTAGGCGAGTACGGAGGGACCTCTTCGCCCCACAGGGGAAGTATCAAACTTAAGCGCCGTACGCAGTCGCGTACTGAGCGCCGAACTCGGCAATCGTCACGGACGGGGTGCCCGTACCGGATGCCTTCTGAAGTTGAACAATCGGCTGGACGTTTTGACCAGCAGTGATACCGTTCAAGCTGAACGTCGTACCATCGGCAACTCGGGCACCGTCGATGTAAAAACGGATGTCCGTGATGCCATTGGTGAAGTCGATGTGCAGCTTCTTGTAAACCGCAGCCAGCGTCTCGCCGGTCGCGATATCGTCGTTGTCGGTCGTACCGTCGTCGCTTTCCACCACGAGGTTGGTGGTCGATGCGGAACCTTCCATGCGGAACCAGGCGTTGACGCCGACACTGTCGTCGGTATCGTTCCGGGCGTTTCCGACACCCAGTGTCAACGTGGTTACGGAATCGATGCCCGCCACTTGTGCAACGAACCAGATGTGCTGCAGTTGCGCGAGGTCGTACATCAGAACGTCGTTCTGGTACATCGTCACGATTTCCGCTTCACTGGTCGCCGCCAGCGTCATCACCATCGCGCCGCCATTTTCCGTCGCACACAAGTACGTCGGTGTGCCAGCGGCAGAGGTGTCCGCCACCGTCCAACCATTGTGACCAGGCGTGGTCGTCAAAGCCTGTGCCCGATCAAACTGATCGATGAAGGTGACCGTTCTTCGTGTAACCGCCATAGCTAATCTCCTTTCAAGATGCCCTCAGTTTTATCCCGCGCTACACCGCGCTCTTCTGAGGATTCAAAAAGACCCACCCACCACGCGCGATGGGCGGGTCACCAATCCATTACTTATGCACCGTCGTGTCGCTGGACCCCACGGTGATCAATCGCCTTGGCGGCGAAGGTTTGATAAATCAGGAACGTACGGGACAGGTTCCGCTCGTCAACGAAGTCGTTGGTCTGCGGAGTTTCGTGTCCCTGCAGGAACGTCACCTCGACCGTGTCCACTCGGGACGGCGCGGCGAACAGATACCAGGCAGTCGTGGAATCTGCATCCAGCAACGGTTCCACAATCGGCGTCAAAGTCCCTGCCGTGTTGAACACAGCGCTGGACAAGTTAGCGGCCGGGTTGGCACCGCTTCGCACCAACTCCATGGTCACCTGCTCCAATGCACCTGGAACAATGATGAACTCGGGAGTCAGGTTGAGGATGTCCTCAGACTCATTGCCCTCGGGCGTGTTCACGCCGCGCATCTGACGCATCAGGTTCTTCAGCGTTCCCACCGTCGTGACGGAAGGAGCACCTGCACCCGTGGTCAGGTTCTGACGCTGACGGTTGCCAGTCGGCGTCTCGAGGAACAACGCTTGTCCGTCACCCATCGTCGGGTTGCCGGTCACCTGCGCCCAGAACTTGCTGTTCACCGTGCGGGCGGCAGCATCTCCCATCAACGCCGGAATGCGGCTGATCGCATCCATGTCGTCGTTGACAATCAATCGCCAGGAGAAACTGATCTCCGCTGAGCGTGCTTCGACTGCGTAGGTCTCTTCCTCATCTGCAGTCGAAACGGGTTCCGGGTTGGTGTTGTCAGGCCAATCCGGCAGGTTCGGAATCGCACCCAGTTTGATGCGGTGAATGGTCTTGAAGTCCGGCACGGACGCTGCCTGCCGGCCAGGACCACGCCACGTTTGCGGCGCTTCCTCGTATCCAGCCAACAGACTCTTGTTGACCGCATCTGCCGTGATCACGCTGAAACTGCCCGTCGTGTGATAGGCTGCTTCCGCTCGCAGGCCTGCCTTCTCAGGAAAGCCCAGCGCGGCGAGAGCGACCTGCTCGCGGCTCAGTCCACGCAGTGAAGCGTAGGTGTGACCGTCCGCCATCAGACACTCGCGGCACAACTCGACCAACGGCATGTTGGAAAAGGACTGCCACTTGTCACTGCTGCTGTGACCAGGTGCGTACTTGTCCGCCTTGTTGGCATGACCGGAGGCCTGCAAGCTACGCATTGCCAAAGCAATACCCGCTTGCTTCTGGAACTCGTCGCGAGGTTGCTCGCTGCCGTATTGAATCGACAGGCCGGCGGTATCGCGGTAATTGGATCGCGCTTCGATCAACAACGCTTTGACCTGCTCAGGAGTCTCGCACTTGTAGCACTTGTCCTTCAAGGCCTGCGGATGGTCGTCACCAAACTGGACATCCATCAGCGTATCGGTGAGGCTGCGAATCTGCTCGCGCTTCGCCTGCTCCTCGCGGCTGTTGGCGTCGAGAACTTCCTTGACGCCAGCTGCGATGGCTTGGCTCAGCGTATCCGGCGTAATGGCGGGCGCTGCTGGGGCCGGTTGCGCGACAGGTTGCGGAACAGGTGCGGGCTGTGGTGCCTGCGCCTGAAACACTTTGTCCTGGTTCTCCGTCAACCAATCAAAGGCCTCTTTGTCTTCCAACTTCGCATCCATCCCTGCCTTAACACACAGGGCGCGGAGTTCTTCATTCATTGCATACTCCTTAAGAGTGTCTGGTGAAGGCGGGGCGGGCACTGGGGGCTCGCTCTTCGCTTCGAAACCAAGGTCCACGAGAACGGAGAGCGCTCTCTCCAGATGCCGCTCATCGAACGGCTTTCCGTCACTGGCGGCGATCTGGTGATAGTCGTAACGACCATTCACCAACATCGACCTGTCAAAGGCCGCCTCGACGCCAGCAACTGGATCAACGATGTTGTCGACAAAGCCAAACTCAAGCGCTTCATCGGCATTCATCCAAGTATCCGCAGCCATCATATCTTTGAGATCTGACTGGCTGACATTCACTTGTTTCGAGTAAACCGTCCGGATGGCGTCGCCGGTCTTCTCCAGCAGGTCCGCCATCGCGCGGTGTTCAATACTGTTTCCGATTGTCACGGTCCAAGGATCGTGAATCATCATCGATCCGCTGTCCGCGATATTGATCTCATCCCCTACCATCGCGATCACCGATGCGATGGAAACTGCTGCGCCGTCGATGTCGACGATCTTGCGAGCCGGATATCGGGCCAATTGGTTGTAGATGGCGAGACCGTCGAACACGTCCCCACCCATCGAATTGACTCGGATGTGTACGGTATCAATCGATCCCAACGAGTCGAGCGCATCCGCCACGTCCTTGGCACCAATGCCCCAGAACTTGTCGATCTCGTCGTAGATGAAAATCTCACCGACGCCTGGTTCGTCCCTGAGCGCTGCGCGTACACCGTGCTTCTTGCGGTTGTTCTTCCGCCGAGCCGCGCGAGCATCTCTCTTCTCGCGGGGTGCGTTGAATATTCGCAACTCAGATGAGAATCGTGTCATCATCTTCCTCCATCACGGTGTCTGTTGATTCTTCTTCTTCCTCTTCTTCTTCTTCCGTTTTCGGAACGGGTTGCGGTTCCGGATCCAGTCCCATCATCTTGCGAATCATGTCGTCGGGAATCTGTTGCTGCGCGGCGAACTCGAGGAACTCGCGCATGTCCTTGACCAACTCCCGCCAGTCCATTCCCAGACGTGCCGCTTCTACTTGTATTGAGCTCGTACCTGACTGAATGCGATCAACAGCAGCCTTGATGTCATCCTTGGGATTGATGCTGCGAGCGACCGGTCCCTGCCAGTTCGACATCAGGTATTCGTTGGTGCGGTCAGCGAAGTCATTGACGTCAACGAGGTCGTCGAAGTAGCCCACCATGACTGCGGTGCGCACGATCTCTTCATAGATCGGCTGCATGAAGTTGTTGGCGAACCAGCATTGGATGTCTTCGATCTCGGGCCAGATGTCGTTGTCCGCGGCTTTCTCTGAGGAGAACGAACTGTTGCGGTAGTCCTGGCTCAACGTGGAACCCTTGACCCCGCTAACGCCCCCCGCTTCCGTCCGGATCATGTGCGACAGCATCTCACCCAAACCCACGTTGGGCCGAGCGGGATTGATGACATCGAACTCGCCTGCCGTACCCAGGTTCAAAAACATACCGGGGGCAATGCGGTCGATGGCATTACCGTCGCTATCCGTCAGGTCCCAGTTTGCATCGCTGCCTGGCAAACCGAGACTTGAGGAAGCTGATGACTTGCGGTAGCCAGCGACGAAGCAGGCAGCCATACGCGCCGCAGTCAGTTCGTTGTATTCATAGTCTGCGCGGTCACGCATTTTCAGCAGTGATGCAACAACCCAAGGGACACCGTCGAGTTGATCGATGTCGTCCTGCAGGTAAACGTGATAGATGTTGTCGGCTGGGAACCTGCGGCTCGTACCACTCGATCCGAGTTGACCGTCTGCGGTGCGGCGATCAAACAACCAGTAGGCAACCCGCCGGTCATCCTCGTCCAGTTCGATGCCCTTGAACGTCGACTCGTCGTTCTTGGAAACATCGATTCGGGTGGACGGAATCAACTGCAGACTGAGCGGCAGGATGTTACCGGAGCGACGCCACTGACGAACAGTCAAACGATGGATCTGATACAGGAAGGAGCCGCTGAAAATGGTTGCTCGCAGCGCCGTCTTCGACATCTGCGAAAGATGCTGTCCGCCTTTTCCTGGCCGCCCTCGGTAGTCCAATTGCGTGGAAACGTCACGCCATAACCGCTTGACCGCTTCTCGGAATTCGACGTTCGGAGAACCGTCTGCGTTGGTCGCCTCGGAGTTGGGATTCATTCCCTTGCCGATGACTTTTGCTTCCAGCGTCTTGGAGATCTTGCGGGCTTGCGGGTTGTTGCGGTACTGATCCCACGCCATGGCGCGAGCGTTGTAGATCTGCGATGTGTTGATCGCGTTCTCGGTCACCAACGCTTTGCGCTGCGGGGATAACCGGTTTCGCTTGCCCGCTTCGTACCCG